ATTCTATATTGAGCGTTTAGTAATATATTTTCTAAAACAGCATCCGTTAATACATTAGAGTCTGTTTCTGTATAACTTCTAATTTGTGTTTTTAATCCTGATGCACTTAATCCTGACACTATTTCGACCCTTTGTGTTTTGCTTTTATTTTTTCTGCTTTGTGCACAGGAATTTCTGGCTCTGGCACATCTTCATATAATTCTAAATGTTCATCTTTACATTGACATTGTTTAATACCAAATATTTTTGCAATAAAATTTTTTATTTTTTTAATCATGGTGTTATTGTAACAGGTCCTGCTGAAACCGTTACTCCTCCTGACTCCTCTGTTATACTAGGTGTTGCACCTAATGTAAATGTATACTTATTAGCGGTAGTCACAGTTACACTAAAACCGCTAGCATTTTCGTAAGTTGTAAAAGCAACGCCACCTGGACTACCCACAACATTTCTAAATCTAACTGTATCACCAGTAGATCTTCCATGATTTTCTTCTGTAACAGTAATTGTTTGTGACCCTGAAGTTATTGAAAAAGGATTATTGCCTAACATAGCAGCAACTGCTGTTTCAGTTCTGTCAGGTCTTACATTACGTAATGAAATTGAATCACCATTCATAGGCTTTGGTTCTAGTTGTGGTTGTTTTGGTTCAAACTCAGATACATGTACGAATGATCCATTCCACTCTCTCACCATCTCACGATATGGAAACTCCATACCAGATCTATCTGATATTGCTTTTGCATATTTACCTGTTGCGTATTTTGCCATTATACTCCTGGGTAGTAAGCTTTTGGTGTTATGTATGTGCTTGAATCAGATCCATCCTCAGCTAAAGCTCTAGCAAACTCATCTTCATAAGCAAGTTTCATAGCTTGTATCATTTGTGGTTGATACTTTTGTGATAAATAATATGCAAGCCCTGATACCATACAAGGGACAAATCTAAAAGGCACGTCTGCTGCGTTAGTGTAATCACCCACATCTTGTATTCTTTTTATAAAATAAAAATGCATATCTTTTGATGCATTTGTAGAATCTGGAGTTGGATAAATATGTATTCTAACTTTATCTATAAATCTTTCTACCCAATATTGATTAGGTGTTCCTTTTGATAATTTGTTAGAAAATCCTGCATAAGTTGATCTATCAACTTTAGTCATGGGATTATCGGATTGTGTTGTTTGAGTTCGATTAGATCTCAATTGTGCCTCAAGAATATCAGATATACCAAATACACTAGCAGGAGCTGTAGTGGTAGCACTCGTGCCATCATCGCTTGATCTAAAGAAATCGTAATCTGATTGACCTTCTATTAGATCCATATTGGTTTCTCCCACTTCCCAATAGTGGATACCTCTATTACCCCATTCTTGAAAAAGAATATTTAGAGATCTTCTAGCTGATTTTAATTGATAACCAGAAACATTTTGTAAACCAATACGTTCAAAAGCCTCCTCTACTATTTCATCAATAGCAAAAGTTTTATCGAACGTTGCTGTTCCTGAAGTAGTATTAGCCATTTAAACTCCTAGCCAGTGTAACCAATGGTGACAGAATCTGTAGTAGTTAAATCTAAATATACTCCTGTTTCAAATCTAATACCATTTCCTGGAACAAATACGTCTAAACCTTCGCTGCTAAACTTAGCCTGAAATTTCAAAGTGCCACTTGTTCCTGTCCCATCATGTAATTTAACTAAACAATTAGTTCCGCTATGAGCTTGTATATATGTAACTCTACAAGGCCCTATATTGGTAGAACCACCTGTGATAGTTTTAAAATTACCATCTGCTGTTAATGTACTAAACTTTTGATCTGAACTCATGTTTTCTCCTTAAAATTAAATGTGGGGCCGAAGCCCCACACTAATTATCTATTAACTGTCAGCAAAAGGTGTTGCTTCAGTACCTGTACCGATCAACACTGCTTCTACTAAATATACATTATCTTCAAGTGCAGTAATTGTAATTGTGCTACCTTTATCTCCACCTGTAGTTCCACCGTTCATGCTGATAACGTCGTTAGACGCTGCTGGCGCGAATGTACTATTAGTTCCATCTGCTACGTTTACAACAGTTGCGTGACCAACAAATTTGTCGGTTCCATCTGTTTTAATATCGCAATCAGTTGAATCTGTGCCTACAAAAAATTTGTAAACTGCACCTAAGTGACTGTTCACATTAGGGTCATTATCTCCAGCTGATGCACCTTTGCTATCTGCTTTAATTGTTGGAAGTGTGATTGCACCATCTGCATCATTTACTTTAATAACTTTACCTGCATGTGCAGCGAAAGTTAAAGTAGTTTCTGCTGTGATATTTACAATCGAATCAGGTCCTGCAGTAACAAATCCTCTTTGAGATTTTACTGGTCCTGAAAATGTAGTTGTTGCCATAGTATCCTCCTAGTTATGTTCATATAGTCTCTAGGCCGTCGACTATACTCGTCTATATGAACTTGTTTGTATAGTGTTTAAATTATATATTAGATTTTAGTAGAGTGCAAGAGAGCCTGTAGTGCGGATTAGTTTTTCCAACGATGTAGCTTTTTATTAAGTAGCTACTGAAACTTCTGGTGCAGAGCCTTCTATTTTATTTAGCAAATGCTCTTTTTGAGCCTCTGCCATTTTAATATGGCTAATTACTTCTCTGACTCTTCTGTCAATCTTAACCATATTGAGAGTATATCTACCCTCTTTAAGATGCTCCTGCTCCCATTCGAGATCTAGACCTCTCTTCTTCGTGTAAAGGTCGTTTAGATGTTGCATCATGTTTTCCATCGATAACCTCCTCATAGGTTATTCTGTTTACCCTGGGATCGTTCATTTCTCCAAGATACTCCCAATGTATATCATTTTTTCCTAGTCTGTCAAGGATAGCATTTTCTAAAGATTGAGGACTATCTTCTGACGTAACTTCAAATTTTCCGTGATATTTATAAGCGTAAATGTTTACTAGGAATTTTTTCATTGTCTCACCAATTTTATTTATAAATGGGGCGGTTTTAAGACCGCCCCATAAATTAGGTATTACGCACCTTCTACACCGAAGATACCTCTAGGGTCTGATACTCCAAATGAGTATCTTTCTCTAGCTTTGTATCTTACGTTGCCAGTGTCGAAATCACCTTCCATTGCAGTTGTCAACGGAGCTCTTGTGAACATTTTCATACCGTTTGGTACGTCTGTAATGATATAGAACGCATCTGTATCAGTTAGGTAATTGTTCACTCTATAACCTTGAGGAACCATACCCATAGATACGATTGCATTAATATCGTTATCAGCTGTTCCAGTTCTACCTTGAGACTTCATAAGTCTCTCAGCTGTAAACTGAAGCTCTGAAGGGATAATCATTTTTATCCCTCTCGCTGCAATTCTAAGACCTCTTTCGTCAGTCATAGCTGCAATGTCAATCATTGACTGCTCTAATGACGTTTCGTTAAGATCTGCTTGAGTCGTTAGCGTGTTCTTGAAAGAACCTGCTACCGTTGTGTGCGAAGTGTTAAATAAGCTGACACCATCACCTGACTTAAATGTGTTAGTTGATGGTAAACCATTAATTAATGGCTCAACTGCTTTAACTTGTTTCGCATTACTCATAGATCTTGCTAAAGCTTTTGTGTATCTAGCAGCAAGTCTATCGTAGAGATTATCTTCGATAGCTTCTTCTGTGATAGCAAATGCTAAAGCTACGGTCTCGTGAGTGTAACGAGCTGTGAAAGTTTCTTGTGCTGAATCAAAAGATACTCCTGATCCTTCACCTTTCACTTGTGCGTTTCCGAAACCAGATAACATTACTTCTTCTTCAAAAGCTCTGTCACTGTTTTCGTTAGTATAAATCTCAGCATGCTGATTTTCATACCTTTTATATTCCAGCCCAAATAGTGCATTTAGGCCTGGTTCTAGTTCTTTAACTAGTTGTGATCTTGATATTGCCATTGTCTAATTGCTCCTATTATGATTGTAGTTCGACTAGATTGATGCAAACAACAACAGATGCAAATTGTGCAGTAGCATCCTCATTTTCAGGATCTTCTGCTGATCTTAACAATCTAAACTGTTTGTCGTCGTTTCCAGTAACACCAATGTTTAAAGTTGCTGATGACTTACCAGTGGTATCGCTACCTGCTGTTGTATTAAAGTCAAAAGTTTCTAAAAACAATGCTTGTGCTGCTGCATCGTCTGTTCCACATACATACTGCTGGAGAGGATTGTCTAATACAAAAGCAGTAGTGTCCTCACTGTTTGCAGGTGTAATAGTAGCTTTATAAAAGTTACTAAAAGTAGGCTTCAAAGTGTCTGCCGCATTGAAAAAGATACCGTTTAAAATACCAATCACTGGAGCAGCGGAACCTTGTCCACCTACTATATAACCTGAAGCAGATTTGACAGCTTCGCCATTGTAAATAGTTGTGCTATGACCAGCATCGATTTTGTATTTCCCTTGGTTTTGCACGCTTACGCCCGCAAGTGTACCAGCAGGAACTAAACCGAAACCAGCTGTGTTTCTATTAGCCATTATGTTTTCTCCTATTCCAATAGTTGTTTATTTAATTCGATGATATTTAAAATTACTTTTTCGTACCACCGAAGGTTACACGAGACTGCCTCTCAACATTGATCGGCATCCTCTGGTCTTGCTCCTTCATTAGATCGTTTTGAACCGCTTCGTTTCTTTGTTCATGACGTGAAGCCATGTACTCTTGTCTCTGCTTCGCAATCTCTTCGGGTACCTTCGCAAGTAGAAGGCCACCTACCCCAATCACTCCCTTGTATTTACCTTCATCAAGTACAGGATAATCAGATGCATTTTCGACTTCTTCAGCACGAACTAATTCATAACCTTCTCTAATTCGTCCAGTTATGTTTTTCGTATCTTGAAAGCCAACGCTCTCTGCTCTTATCCATCTGTACCTAAATCCATCAGGTGCAGGGGGTGCATCTAGAGAAGATGGTGGAACCCACACTTTTGGTCTTTCAGATTTAGACCGTGTTTGGCTCGCACGAGAAGTGTTTTTATCTTTTTCCATGTTACGCTCCTTCCGTGTTTTTTAGTTGTTTTGCGTACTCTTCGAGTGGCACTCCTAATTTTTTCGCTATTGCGACTTGTGAAGAAGTGAGTTTCACAGTTTTGCGACCAGGCTTTACGCTTCTTGTAGCTGAAGCCACTGTCTGAACAGGGGCGGTCGATTGCTTAGTCTCATTTTTACCAAATTTATGTGGAAAGTCAATTCGTATTCTTTTATCAACTTCCTCATAATACTCGTCAGAGCTAGGATCAAACCCTTCTTTTTCAGTAAGATCCTTATGTATCTCAAATGCAGTATAAGTCATTGCCCTATCTGTTCCAAACCATGGATTCTTTGATGCCCAAGCTTCTGCCCTAGGATCAGGATTATTCATTTGTTGTGTAACATTTGGGGTATTTTGCACTTGAGATGGTGTTGTTGGTTTTTCCTCTCCTACCTTCTCTTGTCCTTCTTTGACTTGTTCAAGTTTTGCATTCTCAAAAGCGAGTGTAGCAATTCTTTTATTAGCCTCAACTTGAGCTTTAGAATCACCAGATTCAATTGCTGCAGCTAATTCTTTTTGTGCTGCCTCTAAACCTGTTTGAATACTAGTCTCAAATTTTTTAATATAATCAGAGTCTGTTTTTTTAAATTTAGACTCTAATTGTTTTCTAGATTCCTCTACACCTTTAGCATAATCTAAAGCTGCTTGTTCTCTTCTTTCAGCTTCTCTCATCTTACGAGTTAGTTTCGCAATACGAGCTTGTACACCTTTACTATATTCTTCTAGTTTACTATCGTCTTCTTTTGGTTCTTCTTGTTTTGTTTCTTGTTCCGTGGCACTTGTTTCTTCTTTCGGTGTTTCGGTTTCTACAACCGATTCATCTTTCGCTTCTTCAATGTCTACCTCTGCATCAGGTCCTGATGTATCGATGGGTACCATTTTATTATCGTCTTCTGGCATAGTTACTCCTTCCTATGTTTAGAACTCATGCAAGATGTCCTCTGGACTATCAATTGTTGCTAACACTTCATCGTCGTTTAGCAGACGCATTTCCCCACCATCTATTTTGATTCGG